CGTATTGATCCTCTTTTTGGGCTAGTAAGCCTGTGTAGTAAGGGATAGCCTGACCGTTACTAGAATGGTGGTCTAGCACCCGTATCTCACCGTATACGACCTGAAACCAAATCACAGCCGTGGAATCGTTGAACCCCAAGTCCCAAACGGTATGGCAAGGGAACATGGGGTCATAGTCCACCGAGGTAATACGCTCAAGGTCGGTGATCCTACGCATCTCCTGCCCGTAAAATGCCCCAATAATAGCTGCCTCAAACGAACATAAAAACTCCTGCTCATACTGGTTATCAGACATCGAGGCTCTAGCATCGTCTAATTCGGCTTGTGGCAATAGATTGGTTTGGTCTGCCCGTAAAACTTTTGTATACCAATTTGGGTTCTTTTGTGCTTCGTTAAAAATGTCATAAAAAGAATTGTGGCCCTTTGGTGTCCCAATGAATGTAGCCCAACCGATACGGTCTGATAATAAAGGACGAATAATCTCACCCCATACTGATGGTTTCATATCGGCCATTTCGTCCATAACCACGCCATCCAAGAAATTGCCTCGAAGTGCGTCAGGGTTATCTGCGCCAAAGAGCCTTATTCTTGCGCCATTAACCAATTCGACCCATAACTCAGATTGATTGGCTTTAGTCATAAAAGGTTCAGAAAAGCGTTCCAAATATCTCCAAGCTACTGATTTGGCCTGTGAGTAAAACGGGGCAATGTAAGCGTATTGGGCGTGTTTTTTGTTTTCTATTAAGGCTTTAACTATCAAATCATTGATGCAGGCTACAGTCTTGCCACAACGCCTGTGGGCTACGATAACAGCCCAGCGTTGCTTACGGGTGTGAAAGTCCTCAAAAACGCTTCTAGGGCGGTATTTTAGCTTTATAGGGCTACTCATCTGCCCATGAGATTCTTATATCGCCACCGTTAGAACCCGTAACCTCATTGACTTGGGTTTCTTTCCACCTTGCCCGTGTTTTTAGCCAAAAAATAGCGGCAGCAGTATTCCCCTTCTTTGCCTGATTAAACAAAGTGCCAGCAATAGCTGAGTTAGCATCTATACGGCCTTCATCTAGTTCGTCTTGGTAATACTTGACCAGCGTATCAGCACTTATTTTTAAACGGGTAGCTATATCCTCATGCGGGCATCCCAATGCAGATAAGCGTTTGACTTGTTCTCTGCTCTCTTTTGAGGGTTTGTGCGGGGGTCTGCCTTTTCCAGTCATTTTTATAACTCCGTTTTAATCCCAGTAATTGTTGAAGGCTTTTAGCGGGTAGAACACTAGGCTATTTCTATAACCCCCCTCTGCGGTAGGTCTTATAGGGGTTACACCATGAACATTTCTCCAAGCTGGGTATACCAGCATAGAGTTATCCCTACTGTCTACCGTTGCACCGTAATCAGGAACAGTTGTATTCCCACCTTTAGCATTAACCTTTTTAGCAATAATGACATTCACACACCCTTCAAGGTTGCCTGCATCCCTATGGAATGGGGCAGGTATGTTGAAGTTGCTAATGCTTGAAGTGAATAGTTCTCCAAACCTGAACTTTGGCGGCACTTTTTCAGTAATGATCTGTTTTTGTTTAGCGTATATCTCAGGGGTAATCTCTTTAACAAGGTTCTCAGACTCCTTGCATAGCAAATACATTGCTTTTATGAAGGTTTGGGCTGTCTTTACCTGATGAACGCTTGAAATAGCTGGATAGGGCCGTTTCATGTGAGGTTTGGGCGGGCAACTTCCAAGAATGGTGCTGAACTGCTTAACCTCAAACTGACTATCTCTTAGACCACTAGAACGCCTCATTTCACTCTTAGGCACTCTTTCGCTAAGTAGTTCTGCGTTAGCGACATCGGCAAGCTGTTTGAGCTTTCCTGTGATTTCTTTAATGTAAAAGCCAACAGGCACTCCATCAGCGGTGAATAGGGTGTCCTCAGTAATATTGGGTTCAATATCACCGCAAATATCACCAATCTTTACGCTGTGGTCTATTTTGATTAATTCGACTGTTTTCATTGGGTGCAGTAAACATTAGTACAAGCAGGAAACCATGACTTTTGCCATGTATCGTAATCACGGCTGACGAACTTACCTGTATTACCAACGGGTGCTACCTTGTAATCTTTTTGCAGCTTTTCAACAATAGCCCAAAACCTAGGCAAACTAGGGTCAATATCAAAACTCCATTCAAACACTAACTTGTTGAATATATGAGAATAATTCTCTAGGATTGGCATTTCTGCGCCCTCAATATCCATCTTGCAGGAGTCAAAGTTTTTGGCTTCCTCGTTAAAGTTCAGGCATGGAACTTTGATACCCTTGTTATTCCATTTCTTAATGATGGAGTTGCGCCATACATTGTTGTTGTTTCCTATAAACAGGATGATTTCTTTAGTATCGTTATGAACGAGTGCGGCCTGCTTTACGGTTGCCTTGAACCCGTTAAGTTTTAGGTTCTTTTCCAGCATCTCGCAATTAAATGGATCAGGTTCGTATACCGTTACATTTGCGCCTTTAGAACAGGCTAGCAGGGTAAACGCCCCTACATTGCCCCCGCAATCCATCCAGTTCTCATCGGGTAGGATTTTGAACCCTTTTTTCTGATATGTATCGTTCCCGATTACTTCTTCAAAGGTTTTTTGATCCGAAAAACCCTCTCGGTAATAGAATTTGATACCTTTTAACTCGCCCTGTTTAAGGATCATAGCTTGGCTTTCTCAGCCTTCAAGTAGTTGACCAGCATCATGCCTACATAGGCTTTTTCATCCCGCCAAAACTTGACTAGTTTAAAAGCCTCATCGTAATGTTCGGGTTCAAATTCAATCTGAATAGCTTTTCTTACGCCATTTGCCATATCCGATAGTTGTTTACTAACATCCTCGTCATCAAGGATTGAATAGTCTACCTCGGTGAAATTTAGTTCAGATACATCAAAGCCCAAAAGGTCGATATTGAAGTTTTCGTCTTGCAAATCGCCAATCTCAAGTTTTAATAGGTCGTTATCCCATCCAGCGTTTAATGCCAGCTTATTGTCTGCAATGATATAAGCCTTTTTTTGGCTTTCTGTCATGTCTGAACAGTCTATGGTTGGAACTTTGTCTAGGCCTAGCTTTTGGGCGGCTAAGAGCCTTCCGTGGCCTGCAATAACGCCTACTCCATCGACTAGGATTGGGTTGCGAAAACCAAACTCTTTAATGCTGGCGGCAATTTGTGCGACCTGTTGATCGCTATGTGTTCGGCTGTTTTTGGCATAAGGGATTAGCTTGTTTACAGCAACATCTTGAATTTTCATATTTAACCAAGTGGTTGATTAAGATAAGTTAATTCTACTACTATTTTACTTCTTTATCCATGTCTTTCAGTTTGTTGGCAAGCATGGCCCTACGCTCTAGGCGCAATCTCTGTTGTTTCTCTAGCGTGGATTCTTTATGGGTCTGTAGTAAGCTGTTTTCGGGCTTAATCTTTTCTTTTTTAAACATATTATTTCCTCATGTAATCGGGCGGTAGTGAGAAATAGCGGTCACCAAACTTCATTACTTGGTATCCCCTGTCTTGTTCGCCTTGTACGCCCATCTGAAATGTAGGGTGTGCCGCACCTTTTAGCATCATGTAAGAGTTTTCGGGCAGGTTGTAGTCCATACGGTACTGCATAGGTGTCGGGGCTACTGACCCCCAGTGACCTTGGTTTTCACCGCCTTCTTGCTGGGGTTTCATCCCTGAAGCAATAGCGGTATCGTAATCATAGTCAGCACCATGAGGGTCAAATTGACGCAAGATAGCGGCTAACTTCTGATTAACCATTACATATCCTTCATCTTAGAAGCAATCATCTCTCTGCGTGTAGGTTTAGCAGTCTTAGCAGATTCTTTAAAGTCTTTAGCAGTAGGTGCGCCTTCGCTACCTACCTTACGCATCTTCTCGCCTGATCCAGCCTTAATGCGTTCCCGCTTGGCGTGAATGTTTGCGTATAGTCCTTGTTTAGCCACAGTTCCATCTCCTCATGCTTGCTTTTGCTCGTTCAGCGTTCTTGCTCTTAGCGACTACACCACCCATACGGGCGCAAAATGATGCCTTCCTGCCTTTATCTGCCTCGGTCTTGGGGTTAGGTGCTGGTGCTTTTAAGTTAGCGTTGTTTTTACGGTTATACGCTTCACGCCCTTTGGCGGTCATACCTGCGCCCTGCTCTGTAGGCAGGTAATTCTTATCCTTGCCCGTTGTTGTTTTAGGAATGGGTTTATCGTGCTTTTCTACTGCCGCACGAATGTCATCCCTACGACTCATGCCTTTTCCTCAATGTACTTAGCGTAGGCATCCTCTAGCTTTGCCTTGCGACTTCCTTTAGCGTTCTCACGCTCAACGCTTAAAGCAATAGCTACGGCTTGTTTCTTGGGCTTGCCTGCCTTCATCTCGGTCTTAATGTTTTTACCGACTGCTTCGGGGCTACCTGACTTTACGAGTGGCATAAATATCCTTATTTCAAAAACTTAAGTTTATAAGCGGTGCTGTTAATGAGGCCTGCGATCTCATCAATGATATTTTGTAGTTCGGGGTCTTGGGGTAGGTCTTGGCGGGCTTCCTTAACAAAGTTCTGTAAAGATTCCATGTAGCGTATTGGGTCTTTAGGCTGGTGGTACACGCTTGGAAAGGCGTTAAATTTACCGTATTTGCCCATATAAGATTCAGCAAAGGTGTCTGTTAAGCCAACAATACCATCGTAGTATTTAGCAAAAGCCTTATGTTTTGCGTAGGAATCGGTTGACCAATGAAAGAAATGCGTGTTGGTCGCAGAATGTAGCATTGTTGCTAGGAATAATGCACAGTTTTCCATACAAATCCTTATGTAATGGGTGTAGTTTCCTCTATTTTATCAATAACTACAAGACAACCGCCACCTTTTTTTATTGCGCCACGCTGAACAATTAGGGTGTCAATCTGTTCATCGTTATCAAATACACCAGCATCGGCTAGGGCATCCCAAAGGGCTTTAATTCGGTTATCAATATCTTGCTTGCGTCTGTCTTTTGGGTACAGGGTGACCTGCATTTCTAAGCGGGCTGTGCCTAATTTGGGAACTTTGTACTCCACCACATAATCGCTGACTTGGGCTTTAAACTCCTTGCCTGCCTTGCTTACGAATCGCCTGTGTCCATGACTGCCCCAGTAATGATTGACGGAAGGGGGAAGGGGTAGGGTTAGTATCAACATTAAGGGAGTTTAACAAGTCCACGGTGTCTTGGGTCATTTGTTCAAAACTTGGTATGTAAAACCCCCGATTCGAATAACTGGGCAATCGTTTTTCGGTGCGCTTCTTCCCACCGTTCCACTCTCTCTGTTTTGCTAAGTGTTGCACCTTGGTCGATTTCTGTGTGACAGGTAAAACACAATGCGCTAATTCTGTAATCGTGTGCTTTGAGTCCACGGCCTTTACCATCCCTTAGTTGATTTGAGTGTGCGGCAACGACTGTGCCATCATTAGCCCCGCAATGCTGGCAGGGCAAGAGTCTAACAATCTCAAGTAAATGTTTATTCCGATAAATTGGCATGGTCTACGCTATGTTGTTCTAGCTTTACAGCGGATTCTGCAATGTCTACTGCTATCTCCATCATCTGTATGGGATTGTTAACTTTTAAAGCATCGTCATACATACGGATTAATTTTCTTAATACGGCAAACTCGTCACATAGGGCTATCATTTTAATATCCGATCATGGTTACGGTTAGATACTTCTAATGTCTGCCATGTAGCGTGGCGTAGTCTTGCGGCTTCTAATTCCCACTTCAGCTTCTCAGCGTTCTCGGTCGCTACCCCAATAGCCTTGCATAAGTCTTGGTACTCCTGACAAGCGTAAGCCTCTCGTTCCTGCGCCCCAATAGTCTGCTCACCTGACTTCTGCATCATTATGGCTTTTAGCGAACTCTTAAAGCATTCTAGCTGGGCTAACTCACCCTTGGCAGATGCGTACTTACCAGCGTTTTCAAGGATAAAGTCTATACATTTATTCGGGTCTATTTCTCGCATACAGTTCCTTTATTCGTTTTTTTACATCTGCTTCTGTGTCTTTATTGCGCTCGATTAATTCTTTGACCATATCCCAATTACGGTAACGCTTGGCTATGGCTATGTAGGATTGAGCCAAATACTCGATCTTTTGCTTATAGCTGTTCATCTAATTGCTTAATCTTTTGGCTGATCCTTGCTCTCCATGCTTGCCAAGTTTCTCCACCGTAAGCTGGGCAACCTACCTCTAAGGCTTTACGGGTTGTCAACTCCTCTGTTGAGTACCACGGTAATTCAGGCTTTTTATTGGGTTCTAGGTCAATCTCGTCAGTCCAGCGTTCTTGGTTCAAAAATGTGGCGGGATACGGTATATAGTCTTTTTGGGTTTCCTTGATCTTCCAATATTTAAGGTAGTTTGGCAGGGCTTCAAGGCATTCTTTTTGCTGGATAGGGGTAAGCCTGTTCCAGCTACGCTCGGCCTCTTTGCGCCCCATTTTGCGGGGGTATAGGGAGTAAAAGTCTTGAAAGCTCATTAATCCATCCAAAAATAAAGAAAAGCGGCAATTATCATAACTGCTGAAAAGATGATAAATGTCGCTATTGCAAACACGGTCATTATGGTTTCAACCATCAATACTCCAAACCAGCGCAATCCATCATTGTGGTTTGATTAGACATAATGTTAGTAGTTATAGCCATCAAGTAATCATCAGCTAAATATTTGCTGTAATCTTCGCTTTTTGCGTAGCTACGAAACACCCTAATTAGGGCAAATATTTCATCATAATCGTTGTAGGCCTGATAAATAGCTGATTCTAGGATGCTGACTTGGCGTTCTAATTGCTGAACTTTAGTTAGCGGTTTTGGTTTTTTTGGAGTTTTTTTTGCGGTCATTTTTATCTTTCAAAAAGAAATAGCCCCCGTAGGGGCTGGTTAGTTAGTCTGCTCTTGAGTTGTACCAACAATCAATACCGTTTTCTTTTAATACGCCAGCAAATGCGCTAGCACCGACTTCTAATACATTCATACATTGGGTCATGTTATTGGTGCAACGCCATATCTGCCAGCCTTTTTGCCAATGTTTGCTGCCGATATTGTTCTTTTTGCACCAGTTTACGAATGGGCTACGACCGTTAGGTATTTCTACCCATGCAAAACCGCAGTAATTATCTTCACCAACGGTTTCTATGTAATCAGATTCGGCTTTTTGACCAGCAGCTAGGGCTTGATCGTATATTGCTTGGAAGTCTACAGTTTGTTTTGCCATTTTGTTGCTCCTTTTTCTATCTCACTCGGTATTGAGTAACGCTATTATCTTAAGTAATCTTAACTTTAGCAATCTTTTTTTTATAAGGAAAACCCTGATATGTTGTTTTTTAGTCATAAGTTCCCCAAAGGTGATAGCACCCCATCCATTCAAGAAGTTGATCTTGAACTAATGCTCCCGAAGGTAGTGTTCATTCGATACAAGGTTGTCTATCACCATTGTCCTTGTAACTTGTGTAGTACCCACTCAAGTCTACGGGGCTTGCTGTCAGGTGTAAACCAGCCCATCTTTTCTTTCCAGCGGGCGATTTAACCCCATTTCTATCGTGAGAAGTACGGCAGAAATAGAAAAACCCTTTGGGACTGATCTATGGTGAAGTTGCTTAATAAATGCCTCTAAACCATTTACTAAACACACAGATCAGACCGAAAGGGTCTCGTGCTTAGAGGTAACTACAAAACAGACTTCACTCTGCCCCTCAATTATGCATCATTATTCTAATTCAGGCCAAATTAATTTATAGCTATTTGGAAATAGGGTTTTTCGGGTGATTAGCCCATGACTTTCTTTTTCTAGCGTAGCGGCTAAAATTACCATTTTATCAATCGGTATCTCGCTTTTTTGCCACATCGATACCGCAGGAACGCTTACGCCTACTAGCTTTGAGATGCGAGTAGGGCCACCGAGAAGTTTAATTAGTGTCGTTGCGTTCATTAATTTATCTTAACATTTTACCAACATATTTACAAATAGTTGTTGCTTTATAAATTAAGCTGGCTTAAAATTGTGGTACGGTATGTACCGTGTTAATAGGAGAACTCTTATGAGTGAAATAGAATCGCAAACCAATGACTTACTACAGCTTCAAGGTGAACTTGAACGCATCTTTACTGTGCTAGAAGGTGGCGCAGACCTATCTAAAGAACAAATTGACTTACTGCGCTATGGCTGTGGCTTTGCGCCAGTTAACCGTCAGCGTGACTTCTTACAAGGTGTATTTAACGATCTAAACCCATACGGGAGATCACAATGAAAATGCAAATTCAATTAATTACGCCTGAAATTGCAAAATCGTACCTTGCCAAAAACATTGATAACCGCAATAAAAGGGGTTGGTGGGCATCAGGTATTGCAAACATGATTAAGCGTGGTGAGTGGATATTGACGCATCAGGGCATAGCGTTTACTAAGTCAGGTCGATTGTTAGATGGGCAACATCGCCTAGAAGGGATTATTGAATCTAATATTTCCATTGAAATGCTAGTTACTACCGAGGTTAGCGATGAAGCCTTTAAGGTCTTAGATAACGGCATCAAAAGGACTATGGCTGACTTAACGGGTATGCACATGAGAACCGCAGAGGTTTGCCGTGTACTGGCTCGGTTAGCGTATGGCGGAGATACTGTAAACAGCGCAGATCAAATTATTGAAATCTACAATACAGGCGTAGGCGAGGTACACGATAACCTAGTCGAATATTGTGGAAAGAACATTGCTGTCTTGTCCTCTGCCCCAATTAGAACCGTAGCTACTTGCATGATTCTTGACGGGCATAGTCAACAATATATTAAAAATATATATTCAAATTTATGTAACCAAAAGTTTAACGAATTGCCCAATATTGCTCAATCTTTTATTCGTCAAGTAAACGATAAAAGGGCTACTGTAGGTAATAGATACGACCTTATGGCTAGAACATTAAAGGTGTTTGATGCTTCTATAAAAGACACGACTAGGCTTACAGTAACCGATTCAGATGCAAGTGCCGCAGTAGCTTATTGCCGTAATGTTGTTAGAAACCTATTAACAAAGGAAAAAAAATGATTATTTCTGATACTCAACGAGATTTTAAAATAGCCCCTGCTGGCTTGCACATGGCCCGTCTTTATTCCGTAATCGACCTCGGTCACCAAGCTACCGAATGGGCTGGGGAAACCAAGATCATGCATAAGGTCGTATTGACTTGGGAACTGCACGGGGATGATGAGGATGGCAAACCATTACAGACAGACGATGGCAAGCCGTTAATCGTATCTAAGCGATATACCGTTAGCCTTGGGGATCAGGCCCGTTTGCGCCAAGACTTAGAGGCGTGGTCGAATAAAAAAATGACTACCGAGGATCGTAAAAATTTTGACCTCAAGAACCTTTTGGGTAAGTTTTGCATGGTCAATATTACGCACTCTGAGGATGGTAAGTACGCTAATATCTCAGGTATTAGCCCTGTACCTTCTGCCTTGCGTAACGCCCAGCCCGAAGGCATTAACCCCACCAAAATCTTTTGGCTACAAAGTTTTAAGCAGGAAGAATACGATGCGCTACCTAAGTACTATAAGGAAAAGATAGCGGAGAGTAGTGAGTGGCGTGGGCAACAAGAGCGTGAAAAAAATGCGCCTAAGATTCAAGATGATGATTTATC